TAGGTCTATGCATTACTATTTGTTCCTACCAGATTACCCTCAGCACCACCGGCAGGGTTACCCGCTGCATCAAGCGCTTGTGCTTGCGGCTTTGGCGGCGAACCACCGGGTTGCATAGGTATCTGGGGTTGTGAATTTCCTTTCATTGCAAGCTTCTCACGAGAAGGAATAACCTCATCTGCGGGCATGTGCAAGCCTTTTGCAATCTCACGTAGAATTGCAGCCCTACCATCAGTACCCATAAGTTCAAGATCAAGCGGGTTAGCCGTAGCTTGCAGGAACTCAATACGGCGAGCATTGAGGGTTTCTTTAGTAGCAAGGTTGACAGCGCCACGCGGAATGATTTGGACATCGCCTTTAATGGAGTTGTCCTCATCATATCGCATATTGTAGATGTACTGGCGGGTGACTACCGGCTTTATAACGTCTGCATCAATATGCATGACTACTTGACGTATGCCTTTACCGGCTGAACCCATAAGCATAGACAACCCTGACGAAGTACGTCCAGCGCCGTGGACGTTTAGGTCACCGTATAGGTAGGATGGTATACCGCTATGGTCGTCTGCCAACTTGCTAAACTTCTCGTACACACCCATTAGTGTGGCCGAGTTATCTTCCGGCTGCTGGAAGCGGACTGCTGCAGCAGATGATCCTGCAGGGTCATTAGTTACCTGCCAGATTTTCCACGGATAGATTTGCGTAATGTCTTCGTTAGCTGGAATACGGTCCAGATTGACTTCTACTTGCGGTCCCGAAGAAATACCCATGTTGTTAATGAGTGCACGAGCAGCAGCATTACAAACGTTTTGAATATCTTCGATGATTTCGGGGATACCTTTACCCCAAAACGCGCCGGGTTGCTTAATAAACGATGTTTTTGCGTAAGGTTTTTCACCTAGCGGATCGTAGTTTAACACGGCTTTAACTACGTAATCACCCACAATCCACACATTTGCGTCGTATTCAAGGGCTGGATCGGGTACTTCTTCTTCCGACATACCCCATTCGCGCAGCATTTTGCCCGGTATTTTACCCCAAAACTCTAGGGCATCGTACATATCTGTTGGGCGCATCTCGTCATTGAACTTACGCTCAAGTTCTTCTTTAGACTCCAAGTGCGTATCAATAAACCAAGATGGGCCAGCGCCTTCATCGAGTATGCGCCGAATAGCCTGTTCATCATACCCCGGTACACCAATGAGGTCTGACAACATGGTGCGTGTCATGGGGTGATGCTCAAACAGATACCCCTCATCAATGTACGTAATACCCGGTTCCGGGTAGATGTTGAACGGATCAACACGCTCGTACTCTGGTGCGATAGCTTCTACAGGATCAGCCTTGTACGCACCCGTTTCATCCTGCACCCAACCGAGTTTGCGCTGACGACGAACAACAGGCCCCTTAACAAACGCAGCAGGGAAAGTAACAATGTCAGTAATGAAGTCGTTGAAAGACTCAGCCCAACCACCTTCTGCAAACTGGTCAGAAATCTTTTCCTTCATCTTGTCCGCACGGTTCTGCGCCGCCTGTAACAGCTTGAACCTGTATTCCTGCGCAACGATCTCCTTGATCTGCTCTGTCTCAGCCGAGGTAGGTGCACGCATCTGCTGCTGCAGCATGGTAAGCACAGCGTCTTCAACACCCTGCTTGACAAAACTTTCAATGCTATCATCCAGATCGGGAATAGGAGTCGGCTTGATGTCCCACGGGGGTGTGCCTGTATCCAGCAATATGTCACGCAGCCAGCTTTCGGCAGCACGACACTTAACCTCCGTAATCATCATAAAGACTTCGGAGCCGCCCTGCTTCTTGATCTCGTTGAGTTTAGTAGGTTCGTACTCACCATTACGCTGGCGCATAGCCTTAAGCATAATATGCTTGATAGGCTCCTTGGCCATACGTGCAGGTTCCCACAAACTCTTGAGGTGGGCTGCAAGACCAAGCATAACCGGATTCTTCTGCCGTGCGTCCAGTTCGCGGCGCATAGCTTCCTGTTCTTGCTTGGCAAGTTCTTCGTTGGAAACAACTCTTAGTATTGAGAGACCAGCCATATAAATACCGTTTAAGGAAACTCCTGAAAACGTATTACCATAAGGATTACACTATACGTATATCATATGCAACACAAAGAAACCCCCGGCGGGGCTTTCCAAACGCCGGGGGTAAGTGTAGGGAGGTATGAATGTCCAAGGTCGAATTGGACACTTTCTATATGACACCGAGTGACATCATATGCAATAGCCTGAGTCACGTCCACCCCACAGATGATACCCGTTTTACTTCCCTTCTTGTGGGTAACCCCGACCCACTCTGCACAGAATGAATATGCAGCATTAGGTACTGCAACGCTTCAGCTACGTGCGAATGCTGGTTTTTCTCAATAGTATCAGGAATGTTCTTCTTGTAGCGGTACCCACCCATCATGGCTGACTTGAGGTGCGAACACGCGGGGTCCATCAAAAACGCCGGGTCGCCGTCCACCTGCCGCATAAGGTATTCGTCCACCGCGTTGATTCGCGCACTGATAGAGTTGGTCTTGGCGGGCATCACCCGCAGCCCTTCCGCCTTGATGATGTCCACTGCGCTGCGCTCATCCGTCTGCGCCCGCTGAATACCTGCCGGATCAACAACCACCATGATGTTCATACCGGGGAACTTTTCAGCAAGCAGTGGCTTCAACAAGGTACGCGTGAAACGCTGCACCCCCATATCCTTGCTTACAGCTTCAGCCAGAATAAGGGCACGCCCGCGAGGGTCAACCTGTCCGATGACCGCCGCCGGGGTAAGGCCAAGGTCCATGCCCACCACGATAGGACGGACGCCGTTATGGATGGGTCGAAGAGGTTGGTGCGCCATGTGATAGTCGGGACGGAAATATTTATAAACCGGCTGTCCTGCCGAGGACAGCCCATACTCGCCGTCAATGTAAACGCGGATGTATTCGTCGCTGCGCCCTTGGGTGTCATAATAGCCTTCCGGTAGGTTCTCTATGTTCTCTGCATACGGGCTACGCCCTGACGGTTGCTTGAACACCGCCCACCCGTTGTCGTTATAAGACACCCCATCTTCAGGGTTCAAGTGCTCCATCTGGTAGTACCACCACGTATCAAGCGTCGGCGGGTTGGTATCACCCCACATCCCGTGCCAAGTAGGTCCTACATCCCTCTTGGAAGGGAAACGACCAATACGTTTGGACATGGCGTCCACAATGTCGGGGTGAATGTCCCTGCACTCGTTGAACCACGCAAAGGTAAGTTCCAGTGAATTCAGGTTAGCCACATCGTCCGCGTCATCAAGCGCACGGAACATTATCTCGCACTCCACGTCCGCCACCTTGAAGAAGTACGTCTTGGTTGTGCGCATGAACCGGCCACATACTCCCGGTGGAAACCAGTCCAGAAAAGTCTTGATGGTGGTATCCTGCAGTTGTCGAGCCGTCTCACGTACAACTGCTGCGCGAGAGCGCCTTATGCCCGTCGAGTCTGGTTCCTGCATGGACGCCCTGCGTATAATCTCAAAGCTACACGTAACAGATTTACCACTACCAACAGGTCCCATGAGGACACGCATCTTGCTGTTGTCCTCCATGAACTTCTTGCCAGTTGGCGGTGGCGTGTAGTCAATTACCAAGGCCATGCAGTTGGCCCTCCAATCCAGAAATCAAGATAACTACCCACAACGATGTACACAAGCACCCCAATGAGAAGCCACACCAGAACGCGGTCCACATGGTTTGGCATCAACCGGTATACTCAAGTGCTTCGCGCCGCCCGCTGTACAACTTAAGTGTCTTAGGGTCCAGATATAAAACCTTCTTACCTTTCATTGTGGCGTATTCAATCTCTTCACCGATACCCCGGCTATTCTCCCAGTTGTCCATGCAGGCGACCAACAGTGAGTGGCAGTGGTCGATATAGAACTTGTCCACTTTCATCCAGAAGTCGTGGTCCGTCTCGGATATTTCAGGCATGTAGCGATTCAAGCTGTGCCCATGCGCTATAGGACAATATGTTTTCACGTCCTGAACCAAAAGTTTACCAGCAATTTCACACGCTTGGTCATACGCTATGACCCTGCCCCTCGGGTGCGACGAGTAAACGGTACACAAATAATACAGTATGTCGGTTCTAGGAGTCATTGTTCCGCCCCCGGCGTAACATCAACCCACTCGGCTTTATCAAGGCTGTAGTACCACCCCTTGTTATCAGCAAACTTGAAACACAGCGCCTCTGCACCCCTAGGCTGCAACTGAGTGGTAAGCTGCAACGATGCAGATATACAGCGCATTTCATAAGGTACTTGGTCGGTGCGTTCCAACCCGCCGTTTATGATAAGCGCCAATATAAACGTCATCTCCATCTCTTGAACTCCTTACTCAATGTATAGCCTCCCCCTCTGGAATACGTTCAGACTCGAACAACTTGTGCACGCACACCCTGTTGCCCAAACCGTCAATGTCGAAGTACGGATCGCACCAGCACACACCGGAGCCACTTGTGTTATGCGGGTGCAAGTCCTCGATGGGATACACGTGAATGGTGTCGTATACAGCCTCGATTATGCAGTCATCGCCAACGTACTTGCCGTCAATTGCTACAACCTCGATTTTTTCTGTTTTCTCGTCACTCATGCGGCCACCGGATAAACTGTTATCACGTATTCTATGCCGCGCAGTCTGTGACGGCTGATTCGCACCCTGTAGGGTATTCGCGCCAGTGCGAGCTTGCGCTGCACATTATACGCCTTGAGAACCGATTTGTACCGTCTAATCAGCATCTATGACAGGGGGTGGTGAGTTTGGTACATGAACCAGTGTACGATCCACCTCTGTCTTGCTGTCTCCTAGATTGATTGTAATGGATACCCCACCCGTCTGAAGTGCACCGTCCTTGTCGTTGGCCTCAAGCCCGGCCCACTTGACCGTTTGTTTTATCAGGTCCGCCCGCACTGCCGGTGATACTTCCGGCGAATGAATCATAACCCAAGATGTATTGAGAAGAGCTTCCGCCTGCACACGCGCCTTAAGCTGGAACGTCATTCCATGCTCGCGTATTTCGCCCTGCCAGTGTTCCACCCGCTTGGCAAACTGCTTGTCTTTGCTGAAACGCTTGAGGTCATCCACCGTAATACGGTGATTTTCTGCAACTTCTTCCAGTGTTTCGCCAGACCCCTCAAGTCTAAGCGCCACATCAAAGGCCAGTCTGTCTGACCACGGAGTGTGTAATGTTGATAACTCACCCATGACGCTAAAATAGATTGTGAGGTGCTATGCAGTCAATAGGCAAGAAATACAACGGAAACAGGTGCGCAATAGATAGGAATAAAGTCGTATTTGGTTTTTGGGGTCTTGTTATGAGAGGTTTACTTATACCGGGGGGCGGTCACGATTGCCAGTCCAACTACCACCCCTCCCCCGCCCGCTTGTGCACGATTGAGGCCGGGCGGTCACGCCTTAATATCTGCCCACGCGTGGGATGGATTTGACATATTGCCCCGAATATGGTGTTATTGAGTTGTCGCTGATCGAGGTGGTCAGCGGCACCGGGCCTAGCCCGGCGGACCCTAGGTCCCGGCTCTTTGACATTGTTAGTGTCCGCCATTAGGAGAAAGCTAATGGCTAAGAATGAAGCAAACGTCGCTTGGACGGAAGTGGACACGGGTTCCTTTGATAAGCCGCTCAAGGCTGCCTATGGGGAACTCAAGGCCGCTCAACAAGTGGCCAAGGAAAAGAAGGCTACCTTTGAGGCAGCTTTCGTGACCGCAGCCCAAAAGGCCGAGGCTATCGATGACGATCAGACGCTCATGTTCAGCTATCGTTTTGGTAAGTTGAGCGTTGCGCCGAAGGCCATCGAAGAAAAGCCGAAGGCAACCGCCAAGCCGAAGTTCCGCTTCTAAGCCGGAAACACCAACGGCCAGCGTCTCAGGACGCTGGCCACTTCAAACCAACAAGCCACGGAGAAATGAAATGGCTAAGATCATCAAGCGTGAAGTCACCCAACGTCGTTACAACAACAAGGCGTTGATCGTTGAAGTCAACGAAATCCTGTCTCGCAGCAGACTGGACAAGGCAGACTTCAAACGTCTCAAGACGTTGGGCCGCAGAATGCGCGGCACGCTCAAGATCAAGTTGGCTTAACCTAACGGCTGGCAGGGCAACCTGCCAGCCACACTTTTAGAGGTAAAACATGACTAACAATCAGTTCATGCTGATAGTAGCTGCCTGCCTTATCGTTGCCATTGTCATCGTAGGCTCACTTGAAGTCCCGCACTAACACCACAGGGTCACTGGCTTCGGCTGGTGGCCCTTTCTTTTTGCCCGCGCTGCGCAACGAGTTTCCTCTTGCTTTTATAAAACCCATACGTCGGGGGGTCATGGTTGGGCGCACTATCGCGCGTATATGAAGACATCTGGAGGGTCATGGCACGTGACATCGCAACCTGTTCACATATGGGACTATCTGGAGGGTCACAGCACAACACCGAGAAATATGTTTCCTAACACCGAGAAATATGTTTCCTGATAGCCTGTTGTTACGCATCCGAAATGAAGTTCTCATCATCATACAACTAGGCTATTGATTTCGTTATATAAATTACTTTTGACTAGTTGAATGCTAAACGCTTGACTAAAATTTTTCCTTTAATTCCATATGGTTATCTATATTTTAGTCAAATTAGACAAATTAGTTATATAAAATTTGATAAGCCCCCTGTGGCGATCACTTTCCATGGTCGTATGGATTTTGCCTCTATAACAAATTGCACGTGTGCAACGTAATTCCCTGACTAATTTGACTAATGTGACTAATGCCAATGGAATCAACCACTTATTTTGTCTAATTAAAGCGCTAACGTAACTAAATGATGTTGCAGATGACCCGCTGACTCGCCTTATTGGTGTAGCCACAACTAAAATGCATACGAAAGTGGAGTAACTAGAGGTTGCAAGAAGCACCAAAATGCATACGAAAGTGGAGTAACTACCAGTTGCATCGCCAGATAATTTCGCCTCTCAATATATATTAGTTGCATATTAACCAAAAGCCGCAAGAGGTGTGGAGGTGCCTTACGCATATAATAACCACGTGCAACCTCTCTTTTTGCGCCCTGTGAACCTATGCATGGAGGTCTCTCCACACACGTGAATTATTATATCGGTACAATAAAACCTCAAATTTGACGGAATCAAAAAACCGGGCTACGATTCTGGAGTTGGCGGCGCTCGCCTACTGGTTGGATAAGGAGATATGAAGACCATGATGACTAACTTGGAAAAACGCCAGTTCAAGTACCGTAGGATCAGCAACCCTGCCTATGGCGTCGAGTCAGTGTGCAAGTGGAACCGTGAATGGCAGGAGTTTGTCGTTACCGTGACGTTTCCCGGCCTTGGTATTGAGGGTGAGGTGACACAGAGCACCTACCATACCGATGATGCACAGGATGCTGTGGATACACAGGACCGCATGTTTGAGGCACAGTGCTACATCAGCAGCAAGTTGGGGAGTGTCAGCCAATGAATGACCGTATGAACCATGAATGTGTGCGTTGTCGCAAGATAATCACCCCCGTTGGCCGTTACACGGCCGGTTATAACACCTGTATCACCTGCGGTGATGCTATCTCTCAATCCACAACACGTTGTGTTGTCCCCATGCACAAGTCAAACTATACGCTGGTAACACGCAAGTCGGACCTCATTGGCATAAACACCAAGGGAGGCAAGTGATGGGTGATCTTGGCGGTAAGATTGGTAACTTGAGGACCATAGGTGTCGAGCCGTTCAAGGTGAGGCTCAAGCCTAACGTCACTGAGCAGATGATGGAGAGCATATGCTACGAATACGCCCTATGGCGTCCACAATCCGTCAAGACGGTCAAGCTTATCCGTCTGTGGGATACTGATGAGGGTGGGCTGCGCTATTACAGGTATCTGCTTCGTGCTTGGGCCTTTATTGACGAAGATCAGTACGAGGTGCCTCTTTTGTGGTTGGACTATGATACCCATTCACTTCCCAACAACGTGTTGATGGTTGTTGCTGCTGATCGCTTGATGAGGTACTGACGATGAGCGATAAGACCAGATACAAGCTGAGGGAAGGTGAGTATTGGGGGTATATACACCCCGGTACTCTTTTAAGTACACATGCCCATTGGGAGAACAAGCTGCTGGTGTGCAAGCGTGATAGTGAGGATAGCGAGTATATCAGGTTCTTTGACCCTGAACAGGATGTTAACTTTGCTAGTGATTGGTGTGCTCACGCTCTTGACGTTATCCGGCCGCTTGATGCGTTTGACTTGGCCGTGTTGGTCAACACAGGTAAACCGAGGTACAAGCCATGAGTGTGGAACGCTATCGCGAACTGATGCAGCTATTTACCGGCGGTGATTATGCGTACAGCAAGTATTACACACGTGAGATGCTGATGGGTATGACGCTGCAAGACCTTGAGATGCTGTTGGAAGCAGAGAATGAACTGTTGGATGGTGAATACTCCGACTGTCATTCACACGACAAGTTCTTTCAGCTTGTCATAGGTTACTCAACTGGTGTGTATCGTGATGTGCATTGGCCAGAGGATTATCCGAACCTGACGCTGCTTACAGAGAGTAACGCTGTGATGGATGTTGCAGTTTACAGCAAGATGGTTGCCCATGAGCAGTATCGTAAACGTGAGTGGGAAGGGCCTGTCAAACAGGCTGATATGTGGGAACTTCTGAAAGGAGGATTGTGATGAAGTACAGGTTGAAGAACGATGGTGAATATGAACTGCGTTTGACCCGTATGGAGAAGCGCCGTCAACATGCCAAACGGATGAAGGCCAAGGCACAACGTGTTGGCAGGGAAGTCAAGGAAGCCGATCATCTGGCTGTCTGTTCCTGTTCGATGTGCTGTAACCCACGTCACAACCCGTGGGCACCGCTTGATGAGCGTATGACCATGCAGGAGCGGAGACATGCAGATGCTCAAACCAGTCAGAGTCGGTGATCTCGTCACCATAAAACGTGGTGATGTTGGCATAGCGGCACTTAACAATTGCAGCATATATGTGAATGCTACGCGTCTTGCTGGCAGGACGTGCAAGGTAATTGAGACGTTGGGACCGGCTTGCGGCAGCAGATGGTTTACCATAGCGGACCCTGATAAACCCCATGGCCGGTGGAGCCTGAATGATGATGCACTGGAGGACAACTGGTTCAGGGCGCTGTGCAGGCAGAAGAAGGACGAAAACGGGGAGTAATCCCCGTTATGGCGGTAAGGCCGTCACTGATGAGTCCAATACACATCAGCAACACGCATGTAGGAGGTATGTGCAACGGAATGAGTAACCACTCGAAACGCCTATTCGTGGTTAAAGGCGCGGATGGCAAGATCGTCACTGACGATAGCGGAGAACCTATGTATTTCCGCACAAAGCCAGCGGCTAAGCTGGTACGTAACGAGAAGGAAGGGCGATATGTTACGTATGGCCCCGATCATCGTAAAACCCTTGAAGCAACCCAACGTGGAGGTAATAGCTAATGCGTCCTGAACTTATCAAGAACACCCTCAAGTCCATCTTTCATGGCGACAAGTCGTCCGTTCTGATTACTGGTGCACCGGGAGGTGGCAAGACCAGTGTGGTGCGGCAGACTGCCAAGGAGTGTGAGGTGCACTACATTGAACGTCACCTGCCTACTTGTCTGGTGGAGGATTTCGGTGTGCCGAACCTGTTGTCTGGTACATCTCACAACACGTTTGGCTATCTTCTGCCTGACTGGTTCCCTGCCAAGGGCAGTGAGTATGACGACGGCCGTGGCGGGTTCCTGTGCTTTGATGACCGTAACCAAGGTGCGGCTGATCTGCAGAAGGTGCTGGCCAATATCCAGCAGGCTCGTAACCTTCACGGTGTCGAATTGGCAGATGGCTGGATGGTTGTGTCTACTGGTAATCGCCAGCAGGACCGTGCAGGTTCCAACAAGATACTGTCCCACCTTGCTGACCGTGAGACAGAACTGGAGTTCGATACTCACCTTGATGACTGGACCAAGTGGGCCATTGACAACGATGTTAAGCCGGAGGTTATCCAGTTTATCCGCTTCCGTCCTGCATTGCTGCATGACTTTGACCCGCAGCGTCCCAAGAACGCATCTCCACGTGGTTGGGAGAACGTCAGTAGCCTTATCGGTGTTGTGCCGTCAGAGGCTGAGTATGAGGTGTTCAAGGGCCGTGTTGGTGAGGGTGCCGCAGCAGAGTTTACAGGGTTCCTCAAAATCTGCCGTAAGCTGCCTAATCCTGACCGTGTGCTGATGGACCCTGACAATGCAGAGGTGCCGACTGATCCTGCTACCTTGTATGCACTGTCTGGTTCACTTGCCGAACGTGCCAGTGAGAGTAACTTTGACCGCATGACCCGTTATGTGGATCGTATGCCGCCTGAGTTTAGCGTTCTGGCGGTTTCCTATGCGGTGCGTAAGAAGGGTGAACTGGCAGAGACACAGGCATTTACCAAGTGGATCATTAACCACGAAGATGTTCTGTTTTAATCACAGCATATTGCAGGGTGCTACGGCACCCTGCGTTTGTTACTTTTCATGGAGGGTATTATGGGCATGAGGTTTTCAGAGGAACAGCAGGCGAAGCACAGGTTGCTTCTCAAGATACTGGACGATGATCGCCGTGAGAACGGTGTGGACAACGTGGAGAACGTATTCTTGCTGTTGCTGCAGGACGGCATAGGCGACAGCAAGTGGTTGGCGTGGGCTATGAGTGGTCACAACTACTACCGCGGATATGCGCTTAGCCTGCTCAATCTAGGGTATTACAAGCAGATGCTGTCTGCTTGGATCAAGACAAAGATGGGCGTTAAGTCCACGTATGACGTAGACGCTGAACTTTAACCAGCCATAGGAGGTATGAAACATGGCAAAATCTATC